AGGCGGTAACTGATGCTGACCCTACCGCAGTCTACCAGAAAGCGATCAAGGATGGAAATAAGTCAATAATTGATGACTTCAGAAAGACAGTTGGTGGTGTTGGTTCTGAAGTTGATAACATGATTGACCTACTTGATCCTTTGATTAAAAAGTGGGCATTGCTTGAAGCGCAAGCAAAAGCCGCTGGTGAAGCTCAAGCAAATGCTGGTGGTAATAGCGGTGTAACACCTAATGTGGATGATCCATTCAAGGGAGTAAAGCCAGTTGGGTATTACGGCTCTGTGGATACATACCTGGCAAGAGTTGCCGTAGCAAATAGATTACCAACCTTAAGACCAGGAACTGGTCCAAAATGGATGGGTGGAAGTATTCCTAAATTTGCTGCTGGTGGTTATTTGAATAAGGCAATGTCTCAATCAATACCAGCGCTGCTTCATGGTGGTGAATATATTATGAGCGCAAAAGCTGTCCAGAATATCGGAGCCGCAACTCTGCAAAATCTTAACAACATGAGATTTAATGCACCAAAGAACTCAGCGCCAAACACTGGTCAAAGCGTAACTATGTCAACACAAAATACAAATATTTATGTTGACAACTTTATTGGCGAAGAAGAATGGTTTAATTCAATGATGAAGGAATACAATATCAATGTATTGCCAAAGAATCAGAAAGCGGCTGGTGTACAACCTAGAGTTGTAAGGTCGTATAATGGAATTAATCAGGGTCTATAATGCCTGCTATTCAAAATCAATTACCGACTCTGATTAATGTAATAAAGCTCAATGGTTATGAAATAACCGAACACGGCAGAACATTATCAACATCTGTTGATAACAATTCAGCTGATGTGATGATGAATAATGGAAATAAAAAAAGATATATTAAGTCGGCAAAAAACACATACAGTCTTAGCTATTTTTATCTTCCAAGTAATACTGATAAGACCATTGATGGTCGGGTCGGTAGGGATTTTTTAATCTCTTTGATGTCTTATAGGGGAAAAATTCTCCTATCTATTGATATTGATCCAAATGAACTACCATTTGAAACATATGTCTATGCAGATTCATACTCGGAAGAGTTGGTTAAGCGAGATATTAAAACAGACTGCTCATATTATAATGTCCAGGTCTCGTTTAGAGAGGCGTAAATGGCGGGCGAAAGCATATACTCATTTTCAGATCCATTAAACTCTGGTATAGATTTCTACCAGGCGGATTCTGCAGATGTAACTATTGATATTTTTATTAACTCATCGTTGTCTGTATCTTCTTATCAAATAAGATTTTCAAATATTGCAATTGCCGCTAACTCTAATGCAGCGATTAGCGCCTCTAAGATAGCCTACGCTTCAGCAAATCTATCCGTTGATGGTGCAACAGTAATTGTTGCAACGGAAAGGCAAGATGGTTCGGTAATTATTTCTGGTGATGTATCTATTAGTACAAATATTACAAAAATTTCATTTGCTAGTTCGTCAATTTCTGCTGACTCCATCTTGTCAGCTTCAGGAACAGAAATACTCCTGGCGCAGACAGTTGTTGAAATAAACTCCGATGTCCAATCGTCAGCCTATAAAATTGCATTTGCAAATACTGCAATTACAGCAGATTCAGAAGCATCTATAAATGCAAAGACTATTAAGTATGCAGCAGCAAGCCTTTCTGGATCTGTAAACCTAAGTACCGCTGGTAAAATCTCTCTTGCAACAATCAGAATTATTCTTTTGCCAAATATAAATGTTAGCGCTAAGTTTGTTAAGTTTAGCTCTGTAACTGGTGTTGATACTAGTTCAATAAGAACACTGTTATTGCTTGATGGTAAACCATTAACAAATCAAAATAGAACTTTGAATATATCATCTATGCCTATATTTATTGAGAATAGAAACTGGGCTGGTAATAGCTCAAGATATTATAAAAATCAAACATCCGCAGATAAAAAATCATTTAATATAAATTGGAGATTTATACCGAATTTTAGGGAAAAAACTGTTGACGAGAGACATTCAAGGGATTATCTTAGAAAACTATCGCTAGACCCAGATGTTCATGAATTGAGAATAATCAACCAGGACTCTGATGGTGTAACTCCATATACAGAAACTGTTTATAATGTTTTTATTAAAGACTTTTCTGAAAATTTAATTAGAAGAGATATCGTTGATAATGTATACTATTTTGATTGCTCTATTGCTTTAGAGGAGGCATAATGCTAACAACCGACATTTATGGCAAGACTTTATCCACCTCTTTTGAGACAGCCTCAACTTCAGTAGCTCAGAGAGTAAAGCCAAAAATTACTATTCAATGGTTAGATAGTAGACATCTTGACAACCTTACAGTCACTACAAATGATGACCATGCAAACTCTTCATATCCAAATATCGGGTTTTATTTTGATAAAACTCAAGCATTTAATGGGATAGAAAGACAATCTTTTACATGGGCTATTGCTGGGGCGAAAGATAAGAATGGTAAGGTTATTACGGCAGATGGTGGTTATTATGCAATGCCATCATTGACTGGGAGTGATTTAAGCAATACTCAGCTTGGAAGCTCTCTTGAGTTTGGGTGGTGGTCAAATAGTGTTAGTAACTCAAACACTCACGCTACCTATAATGGATATGGATTCTCAACAGAGCCATATATCCAAGCTGTGTTTACTGAGAGAAAAGTTAATCGTATTCGTATTGTAACATCTGAATTTTTTGGTGGTATTTCAAACTATCTGGTTCAAGCTTATGATGATGCATCAACACTCATCTTCTCAGAAGAGGGTGAGATTAGAGATGGTTCGTACTACCAAGATCATCTTCTGACAACACAAACATCTCAAGATATTGCAAGAATAAGAGTGACTGTTCATACAACAAAAAATCCTCAAGACAGAGCGAGAATTCAAGAAGTAATTCCTATCTATGAGACAGATATTACAGATTATGTGATTGACTACGAATTCTCCAGAACGAGAGACATTCATCAAAGCAGTTTGCCAATTGGTGGTTCTGAAACTGCTAAAGCAAGTATTAATTTAGATAATACAGAGAAGAATTTTAGCATCTTTAATAACGCTTCATTGTTTGGTAAATATATGAAGAAAGATTTGAAAGTTGATATCGCTACTGGTTGGAGGGTTAAGAAGGATTTAGATAACTTGGATGCTGAGTATTACTCATCTGCTATTACATCTAATATTTCATCCTCATCAACAACGCTATCAATTCTAGACGCTACTGGTTTTCCAGATGGTGGTGTTGGTAACTACTTTACTTTGATAATTGGAAAAGGAACACCGAATGAAGAAATAATTCTTTGTTCTCAAACATCAGATGATAAAACAGTTGTTGTTGAGCAAAGAGGGTATGCTGGATCTATTGCAAGAAGTCATGTGTCTGGCACATCCATAACATTTGATTTGTTTGAATATGTTTCTGCTGGAACATATTATGTTGATGAATGGTCATCAACATCATCCTCAATGTCGGTATCTGTATCTCTTAATGATTGGTCAAAATATCTGACGGAGAGAACGATCAATACGGGTTTCTTTATGCAAAATGCGTATGTTGGTGATGCTGTAAAGAACCTGTTGATGCGATCAAATTTCCCAAGTGCTGATATTAAGAAGCTAAACAAGTACAGCTCTGGAGCCAGAACTCGTGGAGCGATTACTAATTATTCTTTTAATGAAGAAACAATTGATAGAAGCGGAAATGTTATTATCCCTGGAAGTGGTTTAAGAGCAAGATTCTGGGGAATGCCTTCTGGTGGTGAGACCAATGTAAAAGACATATTGGCAGATGCACTAGATAAGCAATTGTCACCACTTGATTTAGCTCTTGGTTTAAAAACATTTGTAAGCCCAAGCTATGTTTCCCTGTCAAAAGATATCTCAGATAATGCGACATCGGCAATTGAAATTACCGATTTTTCTTTCACTGGAACAAATGGCACAACATATAGTCAATACTTTAATGGCGTATTTGACGGATATTACATCCCCAGAACATCTGGTGAGCAGAGACTTGTTGTCTATATTAGATATGGTGGTGTGAGAGTTTATATGGATGACACTCTAATACTTAATCAATGGAGAATGAATACAACAACTGGCGGAGCACTGACTAGGTTTCAGTCAGATCTTCTTGATTTAACAGCTGGCTCTCCAAGAAAAATAAGAATTGAATTTTTTCATTCATTTGATGATGATAACGGATCAAGCTTTTCAATTAAACTCTACAAAGCCGTTGGTATATCCGCCGATGCATTAATCAGCGCTGGCGAGTTTTGCACAGTTGTAGCAACTGATTCTATTGGATCAAGGAATGCCCCATTTACTTCAGACCCTGATAGAAATGTTAATAGAAATAATGGTGTCTACATAGACTCGCCATCACTGTCTCAGACAACTGGTTTAACATCAGAGCCAGATAATAAGTCTGTACTTCTTGCATCTAATTCCTATATTAGAATACCTTATCATTCTTCTCTAGATGTGACTAATTCAAACTCATATCTCTACACTGGCGATTGGTCCTTTGAGATGTTCGTTAAGTTTAATAACGGCTCCTTTGATTCAGATGGGGAGTACATAAGCAACTGGTCTAATTCAAATCCCGATACTGGTTTTGAATTTTTTAATAATAGCTCATCTCATGGATTTAAGATAAAAACACTATCTAACGCATCGGTTATTACAGAAACGGTTTCTTCAAACACCGCTCTCTCAAACTCATCTTTCCATCATATCGTTGTCACATATTCAGATAATACTCTTAAATACTATGTCAATGGTCAATCTGTAGATAGCGAGGTCGTGGAAGGAACACCTATTGCGTGGACAAGCAAAGATGTCACAATTGGTGGTCGTGGTGCTTCTTATACTTCTGGAACTGGAGAATCAGCACCGTCTGCATTTAGATCGTTTACTATTGATGAATTTGCATTGTACAATGTCGCTCTATCTGCTCAAGATGTTGCAGAGCGATATAGTGAATCAAGCATACAGCCTTTGACAATGTTTCCATTTCTTTATGGTAATGATGAAACAATCAGATCAATTCTTGATGGTATAACCTTTGCGGATCTGGGTCGTGTATACATAGATGAGCAAAACAAGGCGAGATACGAACATTTCTATCGTTTCTTTGAGCCATCAATTCCACAACATGCCAATGTGCAATACACCATTAGCGACTCCTCTAATATTATTGATGCTGACTATACTGTTGCATTACAGTGCAACAAGGTTGTTATACCGATTGCAGGGCTTGCATCAGCAGCTGCTGGAACACAATCTCTTTGGAGAGCACCAGACCCTACAACCTTAAGCTCAGTTGCGCTTACTGCGAATATAAACTCAAGCGATAACACTATTTATGTGTCAACAACCGAGGATCCACCATTCCCAACTTCTGGTTATTTAAAAATTGAGAGTGAGATTGTAAAATACAGTTCAAAGACAAGAAACTCTTTTAACAATGTTGAAAGAGCGCAGTTTCAAACCACAGCGATTTCTCATGTGGCTGATACTAAGGCGAGAGAGGCTAAGTATTATAATCTTAAGTATGACAAAGCACCAGCTTTTAATATTAGATCTCCTTTCATCACTGGAATTCTATTTGAAGATCCAGATGAGATTGAGATTGTTAAGTTTTTACCTGGTCCTTACGGGGCTGAATTGATTATCTCAACATCAAATAGCGTTGCGAGTGGAACAATTATATTTGCTGAAGGGACCAATCCCCTCACAGATAAAGTTGCATTTACATCAATTGCTGGCGTACCAGTTATTATCACTGAACAGAATACTCAAGTCACTCAGCAATCAGCATTAAACACTGATTCAATTAAAAAGTATGGGCTGAAAGATGTTATTATTGAAAGCCCATTTATTAGCGATGCAGTTCATGCACAAAAGTTAGCTGATTTTATAATTTCTAAAACACAGGATTCTGTACCAATTCTTAATATTAACGCTACGGCTATACCTAAGATTCAACTTGGTGATAGAATAAGAATATCAACAATGAGTTCTTTTGATATAATTAATGCTGACTACTGGGTAATATCTCAGTCACTAAATGTTGGAGACACACTACAGCATCAGTTAACTCTCAGGAAGGTGGTTTAATGGCAACAAGTAATTCTATATCTGAAAATGCAATTTCTTTCTATGCCTCTGGTGGTCACGCTCATGATGGCTCTACTTCTTCATTAATTAAAACAGATGCTTATTCTATCTATGACTTTAATCCAAGCTTTATTGGAGATAATCCAGAAAGAAGGCGAGCCCAGGTAAACAACTATAATTCTTTTAGACAATTAGTTGTTAATACGATTAACTCCACTGTTCTTGAACCAGCAGGTATTGTGCTGCAGGATAATATCATTAATAGTAGAAATATAATTTCTGGCTCAATCACGGCAACAGAGATTTCTGCCAATACGATCACGGCAGATAATATTGCTGCTGGTGCAATTACAGCAAATGAGTTATCTGCAAATCTCGTTCTTGTTAATAATGTGATTAGAAGTAATAATTTTGATGGAACAATTCTTGCTAATGGTACCATCACTACCGCTGGAACGGTTGGTTGGGCTGTCTCTGGTCAAGGTCAAGCAGTATTTGATACAACATTTATTAGAGGCTCAATCAGCGCTTCAGAAGTCCTCACTCCAGGTGTTGATATTTATTCAAACGGAACATTGGCTGCTAATGCTTTCACTATCT